GCTTTCACCGCCGCCCTGCGCGTTATGTGGATGGATATGCAGCGGGCCAACTTCATCGGGCGCTCCCTGGACAACCTGCTCCAGGACGGCGTCCGTATGTCCTACGACAAGCACATGGACGAAAACACCTATGTGGGCTTCGAGACCTACGGCACCACCGGCCTGGTGAACAACCCCAACGCCACCGAGACCACCGCCGCGTCCAACGGGGCCGCTTCTTCGGCGTCCACCAAGTGGGCGGACAAGACCCCCGCGCAGATCCTGGCGGACATCAACACCGCCTTGACCGCTGTGTGGGCCGCCAACGAGTACGACGAAAGCGCCATCCCCAACCATATCCTGCTGCCCTATGACCAGTACACCTACCTGCAAAATACAATGGTCACCGAGCTGGCGGGCAAGTCCATCTTGGCTTACCTGATGGAGAACAACCTCTACAAGAAGCAGACCGGGCGCGACCTGTTTATCGGCGGCTGCCGGTGGTGCAAGGGCGCTGGCACTGGTGAAAAAGACCGCATGGTGGTCTACGTCAACGATGAGCGCTTTGTCAAGATGGAGGAGCTTGTGCCCCTGTCCCGGGCCATGAGCCAGCCCAACGCCGCCAACTTCTGCTATGACACTGCCTATGCCGCCAACGTTTCCGAGGTGGAGATCTTCTATCCCACCGCTATCGCTTACGTGGACGGCATCTAAGGGGGCCTTTTGATGTTTATCTATTCCAAGCGGAACGTAATTATCCCGGCTCCCGACAACTCCCGGAACCTCTTTATCAAGTCCGGGTTTGCCGGGGACGTGCCCGATTGGGCGGGGGCCACCCCCTACTTCCAGGCACTGGTAAAGGACGGGAAAATCACGGTGCCGGAATCCCACCGGGACAGGGACACGCAGAAAGCGGACGAGGCCCCGGTAAAGGTGAGGCGCGGAAAGAAAACGACTGAGGAGTGATCGCTATGTATTGGGGGAAACCTCAATTTTTCGGCGTGAGGGCCGCCGCTGCCAATTTGGGCCGCGGCAAAGGCAATTACACCCTGGAACAGTTCTGGGAGGATTACCCCCAGTTTTTTAACTCCGAGGGGAACTTCCTGGGGTCGCCGGCCATGCTCCAAGAGATTATCAACATGGCCAACCTGAGCATCCAGCCGGACAGGTGGGGCGGATCCTGGCGGTACGCCGCGGGGCTGTACGTGGCCCACTACGCCACGCTTTCCCTGCGTTCCTACGCCGCCAGCAACGAGGACCCGGCCCAGGCAGCAGCCTCAGGGGCGCTTACCGGGGTGGTCAGTTCGGCTGCCCTGGGGGACGCCTCTGTGTCCTACGACACCAGCGCCATCACCGCCGGGACAGAGGGCTGGGGCGACCTGAACGCCACCACCTACGGCCAGACGCTGGCGAACCGGGCCAAGCTGGTGGGCATGGGCGGCTCTTACGTGATTTGAGGTGCGGCCATGAATTTTACAGACTGGTATACCGACACAATGGAGATCTACCGGGCAGCGCCCGTCACCACGGGGAACCTCACCTCCAACGAACGGCAGCGGATAGCGAGCGGGATCCCCTGCCGCATCTATCACAGCGATAAAAAGCCCCTGGACATGAGCCAGGCCGCCGCCAGCTACAACCTGGCGGACAAGCTGATGTGCGCCAACTCGGTGGATTTGCGCGCCGGGGACGAACTGCTCATCGCCAGGGGCGGGAAGCTGGGGAAGGCCGTGGAAACCATCCGGGCCTTTGCTGGCGACCCTATCCATTATTTTGAGCCCTTCGGCGCGGTGATCCCGGGCCTGGCCCATCAGGAGGCGCCGCTGCTGCGGCAGGAAAGGGTGGTGATGAATGGCAGTAACGCTTAAAGAAAGAGTGAAGCAGCTTCAAAAAGCCCGTCCCGAAGTAGAAAAGCGGATTGTGGAGGCGTGCAAAGGTGCAACCATGCGAGCCGTGGAAACCGCCACGGATAAGACAACGGTAGGACTAGAGAAACAGTTATCTGGTACAAACACTGTTGCAGCCAACATGAAAGACAGTTGGGATTCTTCTAGCGAAACCACACCCAAAAAATCGGGAAACACCTATACCACGATTCTGGCCAATAACCAGGACTATGCCTCTTACGTCAACGACGGCCACCGCATGGACAGGCATTTTGTGCCAGGTCTTGTCAAAGATCCCTATTCAGGGATGTTGTCGTTTAACGTGGACGGAAAAGGCGGCATTGTGGTGGGAACCAAAACGAAATATGTGCCCGGTGTTCACATGGTGGACGATGCCAAAGAAACTTATAGCCAAGTGCTGAAAAAAGAGTTGAAAGACATCGGGGAGGTGTTCGAATGACCTTTTCCCTTTCCACCGTTTCCGCCTCCCTGGCGGACCACCTGCGGCCCTTCTTCCCGGACGTGACCTTTTACCAGGACCCGGTGCAGCAGGCTTTAAAGTGCCCCTGCGCGTTTTTGCAGCAGCGGAGTTCCAAGATCTGGCGGCGCATCGGGCGGCGGCAGTACCGGGAGATCCAGCTGGACCTGACCTATTTGGTGGACTACAACTTACCCAATATGCAGCGGCTCTACCAGCAGGCGGCGGAAATCTTAGATGAGAACCTGGACAGCTTCCCCTATACGTCCCCGGAGGGTGGGGAGGCTGTTTTTCTCACCTACGGCCGGCAGTGGCGCATCGACTTGGACGCCCTGCACTACAACTTCGCCCTGCGGGTGTGGGAGGAAGCCCCCGCGGCAGACCCCCTCATGCGGACGATGGACCTGGACCAGGAGGTGCTCAATGACAAAATTTAAGCGGGAAGCGCTTTTGAAATCCAAGGAATTCACGAAATACCAGCCGGACTTTTTGAAAGCTATTCTTCCCAAAAAGGAATACACCCTGGCCGAGGCCAGGCGGATCGTGAAGAAATTTTTTGAAGAAAAGGAGGTTGCGTAAATGGCAGGAGGTACCTGGGAAACCCAGAACAAAGTGCGCCCTGGCGTGTACATCAACTTTAAAACGGACCAGGCCGAAACCCTGGCCATTGGGGAGCGGGGCGTGGTGGCCATCTGCGAACCCCTGTCCTGGGGGCCTGTAGGCCAGATCCAGGCAGTGGCGGCGGGGGCGGATACCACCCCCTTTGTGGGGTACGACATCACCGAGGCCCCGGCCCGGTTTTTACGGGAGATCTTCAAGGGCACCAACCGTACCGGCGGGCCCCGGGAGGTGCTGCTGTACCGTCCCCCGGCTTCTGGCTCCGCCCAGGCGAAAGCCACGGTGGGCAGCTTGACCGCAACGGCGAAATATCCCGGGAAACGGGGCAACGATATCACCATTGTGATCACCGCCCTGACCGAACCGGAGGACGCTTTCAATGTGCAGACTGTGGTGGGCGGCGTTATCCGGGACGCCCAGCAGGCCAAGCAGGTCTCCGACCTGGCCGCAAACGGCTGGGTGACTTGGAGCGGCGAGGGCGCTGTTACGGCCACCACAGCCAGCGCCCTGACCGGGGGCCAGGACGGCACGGTGCAGACGGCGGCCTATTCCAGCTTTTTGACGGCCCTGGAGCCTTACCAGTTTGACGTGCTGATCTACGATGGGGAGGAATCCGCCGTGCTGACGGCTTTCCAATCCTTTGTGGAGCGCATGGTGGAGGACGAGGGCAAATACTGCCAGCTGGTGGCCGCGGAAATGGCCAGCCCGGACAGCCGGTTTGTGATCAACAACATCTCCGGCGCGGTGATGGACGACGGCACTGCCTTTACCCCCCAGCAGGTGTGCTGGTGGCTGGGCGGCGCGGAGGCCGGGGCAAGCTACAACCAGTCCCTGACCTATGCCCGGTACCCGGGCGCTGTGGACGTTTCCCCCCGGATGGCCAACTCCCAGTATGTGGACGCCATCAACGGGGGCCAGGTGGCCCTGGTGGCGGAGGACGGCGCGGTGAAGGTGGAGCAGGACATCAACACCCTGGTGACCTTCACCGTGGAGAACGGCCGGGCCTTCCGCAAGAACCGCATCATCCGGCTGTGTTCCACCATTGCCAACGACCTGTACCGGGAGTTTTCTAACAACTATATTGGCATTGTGAACAACAATGACCAGGGCCGCGCCATGTTCAAGTCGGCCATTGTCAGCTACCTGCTGGCCCTCCAGGGGGAACAGGCCATCCAGGGGTTTGACGCCGACGACATCACTGTGGAGCAGGGCGGCGATATTGATTCCATCCTTGTGGCCCTGGCCCTCACCGTGGTGGATTCCGTGGAAAAAATCTATCTGAACGTAACCATTTCTTAAAAGCTGGGAGGGGGGCCCCCTCCTGCTTTTTTATTTTGCGAAGGAGGTAACTTATGGCGCAGCATTTGCTTGCCCCGGACACGCTCAACGGCGCTTCCGGTTCCATTGTGGTCAACGTGAACGGCCGCAACCAGGTGGCCGCCGGGATGCGCAACATCCAGATCACCGGCGAGATCGAAGCCGAGGAGATGCGGGTGATCGGCACCAAGAAGGTGCAGCAGAAGCAAAACGGTGTGACCCTGGCCGGTTCCGGGAACATCTACTACGGCTCCAACCTGTTTACCGACATGGTGCTGGACTACATCAACAAGGGGATCACCACGGAATTTTCCATCCAGGTGACCAACGAGGACCCGGCCACTTCCGTGGGCCGCCAGACCATCGCCGTGGCGGACAACTTCTTTTTCCAGACCATGGACGCGGACGCCGTGTCCCGGTGGGAGCGGATTTTTGGCATTGTGGCCGACCCTGCCACGGAAACCCTGGAATTCCACCGGGTGCGTGTCCTCAACCGCATTTCCACCAAGCCGCCCTACACCCTGGCGCTTCTCTATCAAAAGCTGGACGAGCTTCTTTTAGGCGGCGGCCTGGGGCTGGTTGGCTTGCTGACCCTGATCCAGATCGCCCCTGTAAAAATTGACCCGTGGAGCGCCATTGCCAAGGCCCTGGGGCGGGCCGTCAACGGGGAGGTGCTCAAAGAGGTGAACGACACCAAGGCCCAGCTGGAAGGCCACATCCTCACGGACAGCCGGTCGAAGATCCTGGGGTTCAACCGGGAACTTTTACAGCACCAGAAGCACACCCGGGAG